TTATAAATGGTATCAAGAACTGTAGAAATCGCCGTCGAAATCGCATCCCACACAGTCGTGATAACAAACTGCACGGCAGCGATTTTTTCAGATACATAAGTGTAAATTGAATTCCAGATACCAACAAAGAAATCACGAATGCCGTTCCATATAGAGGTGAAGAAGTCACCAATCGCCGTAAACGTGTCGGAAACAAATGTTGTGATGCTGTTCCAGATACCGACAAAAAAATCCTTGATTGCTGTCCAGACCTCGTCCCACGAAGTGCCAAACCAACCAAGGAAAACGTCTGCAATTCCCTTCAGAGTATTAAGAATATTCGTGAAAGTTGAGACAATAAAATTCCAGATAGAAGTAAAAATACCCTTAACACCGTCCCAGAGTTGACTCCAGTTGCCTGTAAATAGACCGATAAAGACATCCATAATGCCGAGAATGACACCAGAAATCTCCGAGAAAATGTCAGCAATATGCTGAAATACACCCTGAAAGACCGATGCAAGCAGATTGCAAAGACCGTCCCATGCGGCTTTTAGAACATCGGTGAAGCTCTCAAAATTGAATCCGAGTGCATTTAAACGGTCAACAATGCCCTGCGTAAGTCCAGTAAACGTTGTTTTTATCTGTTCCCAGATTCCGAGAATGCTATTTTTGAAATCCTCGTTTGTATTCCATAAATGCACAAATGCCGCCACAAGTGCTGCAATTGCCGCAACAATAGCGAGAATCACTCCCATAGAAACGCCCAACGCTCCGGTCAAAGCAGTGATGCCGCCCTGAACCGCAGTTATCATGGAGGGGATTTTCCCGACAAGGGAAAGAATACTTCCTACGCTTGAAATGACTTTGCCAATCACAATCAGCATAGGACCGACAGCCGCCGCAATCAACGCAATTTTCACAATTGTCTCTTTCATTGATGGGTCGAGAGCGTTCAGCTTGTCAACCATTTTCTGAATCACGTCAACGACCTGCTTGATGACTGGCATGAGAAGCTCACCGAATGAAATAGCAAGTCCTTCTAACGCAGATTTTAGAATCGTTATCTGTCCGGAAAGATTGTCAAGTTGTGTGTCCGCCATTTGCTGAGCCGCACCGCCGCTGTCAATGATAGACTGCTGTAAATCGTCCCAAGTGTCACCAGTATTCGCAAGCAGAGCGTTGACGGAGGACAGGTCAGTTTTATTGAAAATCGTGCTGATAATGTTATTTTTATCAGCCGAGGTCATACCCTCCATACTCTTATTTAGGTCACCGAGAATGTCGTTGAGAGAACGCATATTTCCCTCGGAATCGTACACATCAAGCCCTAACTGCTCCATGCAGGCGGCAGCGGTATCGGTTGGACTTTGCAAGGAAAGAATAACGTTACGCAAATGCGTACCACCCTCAGCACCCTTAATGCCGTTGTTTGCAAGAATGCCAAGAGCCGTGTTCAGTTCAGCAGTGCCACCCTTAATTGACTTTGCTGTCGCACCGATTGTGAGTATTCCTTCACCGAGCTGTGCAACGGAAGTATTCGTCGATGATGCCGTTTTTGCCATCTGGTCGACCATTTTCTCTGACTCATCAACGCCCATACCCAGTGCGGACATTGCGTCTGTCACCATGTCGGAGGCGGTTGCGAGGTCGATGTTTCCGGCAGCCGCAAGGTTCAGAACTGTCGGCAGAGTGTCGCATATCTGTTCCGTGTTGTAGCCTGCGAGGGCGAGATAGTTGAGAGCCTCAGCACAGTCGCTTGCGGAAAATGCCGTTTCAGAACCCATTTTCTTTGCAAGTGCAGACAGCGTGTCCATAGTGTTCACGGACTGACCATTTACGGTTGACATTGCATCCTTGGTGATCCCCATGGTTGCCTGTACTTGCGACATGGAGCTTTCAAAGTTGGAGGCTATGCTGACTGCCGCCGTTCCCAGTGCAGTTATGCCTGCGGTTACGGGCAATAATTTTGTCCCAGCAGAGGAAATTTTGTCGCCGACTGCTGTCATTTTTTCACCGGCTGCCGAAATTTTCTGCAACGCTGTAGAAGCGTTGACGGCTTGTTCTTCAAGTTTTTTCAAATCCTGTTCGGTTTCGATGATTTCACGTTGGAGTGCGTCGTATTGTTCTTTGGAAATGTCACCGTTTGCCAGTGCTTCATTTGCTTGTTCAGCGGCAGTTTTCAAAGTCGACAGCTTGTCTTTTGTGTCCGAAATTGCATCTTTCAGAAGCTTCTGTTTCTGTGCCAGCAATTCTGTATTGGTGGGATCAAGTTTCAGAAGTTTCTCAACGTCTTTCAACTGTGATTGCGTGTTTTTGATGTTCTTGTTGACACTGTCCAGTGCCTTTGAAAGCTTGGTCGTGTCGCCGCCAATTTCGACGGTTATGCCTTTAATGCGGTTTGCCATGGGTTCACCTGCCTTTTAAAAAATATCAGTATTTTTATCAGTAAAGCTATTGACTTTTCTGCTGTTTTGGCATATAATATAGGTGGAGGTGGATGTTATGAATATTATTGCAGCATTAGAAAATACTGTTTCAATTTCATTGTTTAACCGTGGTCTTGCCGGAAAAATATTCAGCGAGGTTAAGCAGTCCGGCGCAAAAGTTGTTATGAAAAACAATACTCCGGAATGTGTTCTTATTTCTCCACAGGAATACATCCAACTAATGGATGAAGTAAACGATGCTCGTCTGCTTGCGATTGCAACACAGCGAATGGCAAACTTTAATCCTGAAACCACTGTTTCTGCTGAAGAAGTTCAGCGTGAACTCGGTATCACCGATGAAGAACTTGCAGAAATGGATGAGGTAGAATTTGAATGAGTTGGGAATATGAATATTTACCGGAAGCGAAAAAAGACTTGCTTGCGTTAGACGGCAGTCAGAGAAAACTTGTATTGAAAGCATTGGCAAAGGTTCAGCAGAACCCACTTTCACAAGCAGAAGGCGGCTATGGTAAACCACTTGGAAACAAGAATGGCAATGACCTGTCCGGTTTCTTGAAAATTAAATTAAAAGCTGCCGGACTTCGTATTGTCTACAAACTTGTGAAAATCAATGATAAAATGCTGATTGTCGTTATTGGTGCAAGGGAAGATGATGAAGTGTACGAAGTGGCACAAAAGAGAATCCAAAAGAATAATCTTTAAGAAAAAGGTCGGTCGATTCATTTCGGCTGACCTTTTTACCATCTATCCATATCTTCCTGCGTAGCCTGCTGTGTCCACCCGTCATAGTCATCCCTTTCACGCTCACAAAACATATCATTTATCAAACCTATTGTAAGCAAATCCAGCTCGGTCATTGATAGACCGAGTTGTTTGCATCTTAGCAAGAATAACGGCGTTGTCATCGGGCGGTCAGTCTGGCGATGTTTTTTTTAGATTCAATCTGGGTTGCGGTATTCAAGCCCCACAGTTCAATCAGTTGAGGGAGAATTTCATAGATACTGAACGTGTTGAACTGTTCCAGAAACTCATCCGGATTATCTGGGACGTTCTCAGGGTCAGCGTGCTTTGCAGTGATATATGCAATGTTCTCGAAGACTTCAAGACTCTCAATATTCAGCCCTGAACTGGATTCATCGTCGTTTTGCACGTCTTTCTGCAAAGAAGCAAAATCCTGATAAATATCTCTGCCAAACTTCAGACGATAAAGGCGAGGCACAGCCGCACTCGCCTTGAAAGGAATTTCGATTCCGTCAATGGAGATAATTTTTTTGATAGCCACTTTATCTCACCTCACTTTGTCGTTGTACTGGTTGTTTTTGATGCCGTAAACGTCGGAATATACACAGAATTATACCAATTATTATAAATCGTTTCGTCCGTATTTTCGCAGGTTTTGGATTTCACCAGACCGTCCGGCAGAGCCGATGCTGTCAGCGATAGTGTCTCCGTCTTGACTTCTGTGCTTTCTTCTGTGGTGGAGCTTTCCGTTGCAGGACGGCTTGCGGTACAGCAGTACATGACGTGGCGAATGTGATTTTTGTCACCCGAAAATTCAAAAAGCAGTGCAAACTGCTGCGGTTCAGCATCATTCTTCTCCACCAGTACGCCTTTTGTGTCAAGGATTTCTCCCAGAATTTCCGTTGCAAAATCCGTTGTGATGAGGGCAATCTCAAGGTCGCCGGTGTAACCAGCGTTGTTGTTGATAACGTAGTAAACCGTGTTGTCAGCGTAAAAATTCTCGGCTTCGCCATTGGCATCAATTGAAAGCGATACAGCACCGGGCAGTCTCACGGGCGTATCAAAGGTAGGAACACCGTCATCAGACCACGCTGTAATTTTAGCCCAATGCACCTTATTCAAACCAAACTTAACTTTATTCTTTTTCAGAGCCATTTTCAGACCAACCTCCTTCTCAGGCATCCATTTCATAAAGCACTTCATACATCTTTTCCGATGCAATCCAGCTTTCAGTTTTCGTATAAAATATC